CTTATTTAGCGTTGCCAACTGATTGGTTAGCTAATTACTCTATTGCTGTTGTTGACCAAACCGGTAACTATAACTACCTTTTAAATAAAGATGTTAACTTTTTACGAGAAGCATACCCAACGGCAACCGCTACGGGATCGCCTAAATATTACGCTTTGTTTGGTAATCAGTTGTCTAATTTGGAAGACATGACTTATATTTTGGCACCTACTCCAGACCAAAACTATACGGTAGAAATGCACTATTTTTACTACCCTCCTACAACTGTTCAAGGTCAAATTACTACAGTTGGTTCTTTGACTAGTGGGTCGCTATATACCAATGGTGTATATCAAAATGTATCTTTAACTGGAGGTTCAGGTGCTAACGCAACTGCTGATATCGTTATTGCCGGCGGTGCCGTCACATCCTGTAGCATTACTTTTGGCGGTAACTTTTATGTCGTGGGCGATATTCTTTCTTGCTCTTCCCTTGGTTCTACTGGTTCTGGCTTTTCTGTCACAGTAAGCGCCGTATCTAATGCTACTGGACGTAGTTGGCTTGGTGATAATTATGACCCGGTCTTGTTTTATGGTGCTATGCGGGAAGCCATGCTGTTTATGAAGGGTGAAGCGGATTTGGTTAAATATTATGAAGACAAATACCAAGAAGCAGTAGCACAACTTAAACGTCTTTCTGATGGTCTTGAGCGTGGCGACTTCTTCAGAGACGGCCAGCTTAAAATTAATGTTGGCGGTAGAGGCGCATAATGTCCAATATTGTTCAGGGGCAAACTACTGTTTTTAAGGTAAATCTTTTATCAGGGTTAGAAAACTTTGCTGTTGGCACACCTTATACATACAATATAGCCCTTTATACCGGTAACGCTAACCTCAATAACTCAACCACCGCATATACAACAGCTAACGAAATTACTGGTGCTGGCTATACGGCAGGCGGTAAACCCTTAACTATTACCCAAGTTCCAACTGGAGATACCAGCTCAAATACGGCCTATATTTCATTTGCCCCAGTAGTTTGGACCGGAGCTAGCTTTACTACAAGATGTGCCTTAATATATAATGGTACAACTGGTGCAGCGGTAGCGGTTTTGGATTTTGGTTCGGATAAAACGAACACTTCAGCAGGAACTTTTACTGTAACATTCCCAACCCCCACGGCGACAAACGCCATTATTAGAATTAGTTAGGAGCTTTTATGCAAAAAGAATTAGCAAGCTGTGGCGACCAAGCAGAAATTACTCTGCAAGCTGGTGCTGCACAAAATGAAACCGTAGGCGTTGAAGGCTTCTACCAAGTAGAGTGCCGCGATGCCCAAGGCAATTTAAAATGGACCGAAGAGTTTCCAAATTTAGTTAACGCTATTGGTAAGCAGTTAATGTTAGACACCCTATTAAAAGGTTCTGCTTATACTGTTACTGGCCCATACTTAGGTTTGATTGGTACAACTAGCCCAACATTTGCGGCTTCTGATACCATGACTTCACACTCTGGCTGGACTGAATTTGTTAACTACACTGTTGGCGGTTCCGCTGTTCGTGGTACTGCAGTATTTGGTTCTTCTACCTCTACTGGTTCTAGCCCATCAAACGTAACTACTTCTACTGCAACGGCTATTACCTACACTATTACTGGTGCTGGTGGTAATGTAACAGGTTGTTTCTTGACTTTAGGTTCAGGCGCATCTTCTACGCAAAACAATACTGGCGGTACTTTGTATAGTGCTGGAGCTTTTGCAACCGCTAAAACCACAACTGCCGGCGACACTGTAAGCGTTACATATAGCACAACCGCTACAAGCTAAGGAGCCGTAAATGGCCTTAGTAGTTTATGACCGTGTCCAACAGACTGGTACTGCTAATACAACCGTAAGCTTTACATTAACGGGAAGTGTTACCGGGTATCAGTCTTTTGCTGTCGTTGGAAACGGTAATACTACTTTCTATGCAGCTACTGATGCTTCTGGTAACTGGGAAGTTGGCATTGGCACTTATGCTACTGGCGGAACGCTAACCCGTACAACAATTCTATCTTCCAGCAACTCTGGAAGTGCAGTTACATTTAGCGGTACTGTTAACGTATTTGTTACATACCCTTCTGAAAAATCTGTAAATCTTGACGCTTCTGGAAACGTTACTGCTCTAGGCACTATTACTTCTGGTGTTTGGAATGGAACAACTATTCCTGTTGCTTATGGTGGTACTGGAGTTACAACTTCTTCTGGTGCTAACTCAGTTGTCTTACGTGATGCTAATCAAAACGTAGTCGCTAATAACTTCCTTGCTGGATATAACGTAATTACAGCAGCGGGAACAACAACGGTTCTAACAGTCGCATCTGCATATTACCAACGTATTAGCGGTTCCACAACGCAAACAATTCAGCTTCCTGTTGCTACAACAATGGCTAACGGGCAAGGATTTACTTTTGATAACGACTCATCTGGCGCCGTAACTATTGTTGATAGTGCTAGTGGGTTTATTGATACTGTACCTTCCGGTGGGTATTCTTACATATTTGTTGAAGATAACACTACATCTGCCGGTTCTTGGGGTAAATACGCACTACTTCCAGCATCGTATGACTTTAGTACTACGACAGCAAACTTTGGCACAGCCACTATTATTAACACCACCTATAATGGAAACACAGTTGGTACAGGCTATGGCGGTACAGGCTTAACAACTTTTACTGCAGCTAATAACGCCATATATTCAACATCGGCTTCTGCTTTAACTGCGGGTACTTTACCTGCCGCAGCTGGTGGTACAGGCTTAACTTCTCCCGGAACATCGGGTAATATTTTAACTTCAAACGGTACGGGTTGGGTCTCTTCTCCAAATGCTGCCCCTACAGCAGACCAAGCGTACTATTTTGCAGTAGTAATGGGATAAAAAATGGCTACATATACAAACGTATCATACGCAGTAAAAAACGTAAGCACTAGCGGCTCTTCTGTAACTACAGTATCTTCTGGTACTTTGGCTGTTACTAGTTTGGTGCTTTCAAATACTAGCACTTCCCCAATTACAGTAAATGCTTATATTGCTCGTAGTTCAGTAAACTACTATTTGGTTTATACAGCAACTATTCCTGTTGGCGGCTCTTTGGAAGTTATTCAGGGCAACCGTGTTATGTTACAAGCCTCTGATGCGTTATATGTTCTTGCAAGCGCCGCTACTTCTTGTGATGCTTGGGTTTCTGGATTGACGGTGGTCTAATGCCTTATATTGGTAATAACTTAACGATTCAGCAGTACAGCCCAACGATTGCATCGTTTACGGGCAATGGGTCTACTACGGCCTTTACTTTACCTATTGCAGTTGTTACTTCTGCGCAGATTATTGTATCTGTTAATAACGTTATCCAAAACCCTAACTACGCTTACACCGTATCAGGAACAACCCTAACTTTTACTTCGGCTCCTCCAGCTAACTCAACAACACCAGTTAATATCTGGGTTGAGTACACAAGTTTACAGACTAATACAATAGCGCCAAGTCCGGGTACTGTAAACGGATATTCTTTTTCATCAAATGCCTTTATTGCCGGTACTGGAATTGCAATAACTAATTCTTCCGGTTCTGTGACTATTTCAAATACAAGCGGAATTTATGGCGCAAATTATTTAATTGTTGCTGGCGGCGGCGGCGGTGCCGATTCAAATGGCGGAGGCGGTGGTGCTGGTGGTTTATTAGCAGGCACTACAGTTTTAAATATTGGCACTGTTTACACAGTTGTAGTTGGTGCTGGCGGCGCAGCTAATGACACAAGTGGCACAAACTCTTCATTTAGTGCTGTATCTACCGTGGCAATAGGCGGAGGTAATGGCCAATACACTAGTGGAACTGCTGGTGGTTCAGGTGGCGGAAGCGGCGGACAAGCTGGAACAGGTACTGGGGGAGCAGGTACAGCAGGACAAGGTAATGCTGGAGGCTCTTATGGTGCAGGACTAGCTGGATGTGGCGGTGGTGGTGCTGGCGGAGCAGGGCAATCTTCTACTGGCGCTGGCGGTAATGGGGGTTTAGCTTTAGCTTCAAGTATCACTGGAACTAGCATTTATTATGCAGGGGGTGGTGGAGGCGGAGCTAGAAATGGCGGCGCTCCCGGTTTAGGTGGCGGAACAGCTACTACTGCACAAAAGGGTGGTGGTGGCGACGGCGGACAAAATCCATCTCCCGGAGCCGGCGGTCAAGGTGGGGCTAATACTGGTGGTGGTGGTGGTGGCGGAGCAGGACAATCTGCTTCATATAATGGAACAGGCGCTAATGGCGGTTCAGGAGTTGTTATTTTTTCCATTCCTACAGCATTTTATTCGGGAATTACAACAGGTTCACCTATAGTAACTACTTCAGGTACAAATAAAATTCTTCAATTTAATTCTTCAGGGAGTTACACAGCATGAGTCATTACGCTAAAGTTCTTGATGGAAAAGTCACACAAGTAATTGTGGCAGAGGCAGACTTTTTTAAAACATTCGTAGATACATCACCAGGTCAATGGATTCAAACATCTTATAATACTATTGGTAATCAACATCCAGAAGGCCGTCCATTGCGTGGCAACTATGCTGGTATTGGTTATACATACGACGCAACAAACGATGTATTTTATGCCCCACAACCTTATCCAAGCTGGACATTAAATGAAACAACTTGGCTATGGGAAGCACCAGTAGCAATACCGACAGAAGGTGGCCCTTATGCTTGGGACGAAGAAACTAAATCTTGGATAGAGCCTAAATAATGTCAGTCTCAGTAATAGATGCAACTTCTACAGGGTCTACGGGAACCGTAATGGTATCTGGCAATATGCCAGCGTTTAGTTATTATTCAAGTGCTGGGACAACTTTGGCTAGTAGCAGTTTTACAAAAATAGTTTTTGATTCAAAAGACTTTGATACAAATAATTGTGTTTCTAATAGTCGATTCACACCAACAGTAGCAGGATACTATCAAATTACAGCCCAAATCTATTGGGGTGCTGCTTCAAGAGGTACAGAAACTATAATTTATTTTTATAAAAATGGTTCAGGATACAAATCAGGTACTGATACTGCTGGTTCAACATCTTTTTATTTGAGTCAAGCTACCGTTTTAGTTTATATGAACGGTACAACTGATTATTTAGAAATTTACGGATATGCTGGTACTGGTGCTCTTACAGGTGCTGGACAGCCTTATCAATATTTTCAGGGTGTTATGGTAAGGGGTGCTTAATATGTTAAAAAATAAAATTACCACAATTTATCCTGAATTAATTGATGAAGATTTTTCCCCAAGAGGAACTATAACTATTCAAAACGATTCAGACGGCAAAGGCGATTACATTGCTAAATGGGAACATCCTACACTTGCCAAACCAACAGCGGAGCAATTAGCGTAATGCCATATATTGGACAGTCACCCTCCCAAGTAGCATTTTTAGTTGATACGTTCAACGGCAATGGCTCGACTACTACTTTTACTACTTCTGTAGCTCCAGCTAATACGGCCTCGGTTCTTGTAGCTATTTCGGGCGTTGTTCAAGACCCAAGTACATACAGCGTATCAGGCAACACCCTAACCTTCTCAGCTGCGCCTCCTACTGGTACAGGCAATATCTCGTGCCGCTATCTTGGTATCCCCGCATCTGGAGTAACTACTACAGCGTATAGCACTAGAACCGAATTTACCGCAACCGCAGGACAGACTACATTTACCCCGCCATCTTATACAGTTGGATTTATTCAAGTCTATCGTAACGGTGTTTTACTAGGTTCTGCCGACTATACGGCTACAACAGGTACTACGGTGGTTTTGACTACGGGCGCTACGGCTGGCGATTTAGTTACGACTATTAGCTTTTACGTTTCATCTGTTTTAAATGCTATTCCTGCTACGGCAAACTCAGTAGCTAATTCATATCTTGGCACCATTACTACTTTAAACACACCGGGTGGTACTACAGCTACATTCCCTAGCGCTACTGGTACTGTAATGGTTAGCGGTAATATGCCAGCGTTTAGGGCAACAAGTACTGGATTAAATGTTACTGCTTCTTCATTTAATACTTTTACATCATTTAATACTCCAACTTTTGATACTGCTTCTGCATTTAATACATCCACTGGAAAATTTACTCCGCAAGTTGCAGGATATTATCAAGTTAATGTGCAAGTAGATTATGGTGCAAACGGAGTTGCTGCCGCATCCTCAATAGATGCCGCCATTGCAAAAAATGGTTCAAATTATTCTTATGCTGGTTTAGCTAATACTGCTGCTGGTTCATTTCCTGCTGCTCAATGTAGCGATTTAGTATATTTAAATGGCTCTACTGACTATATTCAAGCACAAGCTTATCAAAATTCAAGCAGTACTTGCAATGGCGTTACTTGTAGATTTTCTGCAGTTTTAGTGAGGGTAGCATAATGTTAGTGGACAAAATTAAATCTATATATCCTACTTTGACAGAAAAAGATTTTTTGCCAATTACAGGCACAATTCATCTGCAAAACGATTCAGACGGCAAAGGTGATTACATTGCTAAATGGGAACACCCAACTCTTGCTAGACCTACGGAAGACCAACTCAAATGACAACCGCAAATATACTTTCCCAACTAGGCTCTGCTGGAGTTAGCACAGGGTTTAAGAACCGCATTATCAATGGTGCGATGGTTATTGACCAAAGAAATGCTGGTGCTAGTGTTACTCCTGCTAGTGGTGCAGGCTCTTACACAGTTGATAGATTTTTTGTTTATGTAAATCAAGCATCCAAATTAACCGCACAACAAAATGCTGGCTCAGTTACTCCACCTGTAGGTTTTTCTAAATATTTAGGCATTACTTCTTCTTCAGCTTATTCATTGGGCGCAACTGATGTATTTCAGCTTACCCAATCTATTGAAGGAAATAATACTTATGATTTAGCTTGGGGAACTGCAAATGCTAAAACTGTTACTTTGTCATTTCAAGTTTACTCTTCTTTAACTGGTACTTTTGGTGGCGCAATATTAAATTACGCACAAACTCGTAGCTATCCTTTTAGTTACACAATTTCTTCTGCAAATACATGGACAACAATTAGCATTACCATTGCAGGAGATACTGGTGGAACTTGGGTAGGGGCTTCTAGTGCTGGTGCTTTAACAGTTTCTTGGGGTCTTGGTGTTGGTTCTACATATAGCGGAACTGCTGGCTCTTGGTCAGGTTCAACTTATTATTCTTCCACAGGCGCAACATCCGTAGTAGGAACAAACGGAGCAACTTTTTACATCACCGGCGTCCAGCTCGAAGTCGGCACCACAGCAACAAACTTTGATTATCGTAGTTATGGTACTGAGTTGGCTTTGTGTCAAAGATATTATCAAACATTTAATCTTGCAACAAACTATACATGGGTGACAGGAAGCGGCCTTCAAACTACTCCATTTTATTGTGCATTTCCTGTTGTTATGCGTGCAACCCCCACATACACAACTGGTTTTGCAAACGTAGATAGTGCAGCAGAAGGTTCTTCTAACATAACTGCGGCTGGATTAAGATTAAGTATTTACAATGCAAATTCAACTGGATATGGGTATGCAACATTCAATCCAAAAATTACTGCGGAATTATAAAAATGGAATATACATATAAAAAAATTGCACCAATTTTAAAAAATCCAGAAAATAAAGTATTGCGTAGTGATGGTTGGATTATCCCATTCGACCCAGACAACACAGACTACCAAGCTTACCTTACATGGCTTGCAGAAGGTAACACACCGGAGGCAGCAGAATGAGTTTAACTACAGTACAACCGGCAATGTTAACCGGCACAGGAAAAGTGGTGCAAGTGGTTAATTACACAACTTCAACTACTTTTAGCACAAGTTCTAGCACTTATGTAAGTACTGGTTTTGGTGTTTCAATTACTCCATTATTTTCTAACAGTAAGATATTAATTTTGGGTAGAGTACCATTGGGATGCCCAGCAGGAGGAAATAGTGTTGGAGCAGGAGTTGCTTTGTATAGAGGCTCAACAGCTTTATATACGCCATTACAATATGAAGAATATATAGTTGCTTCATCAGCAGCACCAAGATGGGTATTATCACTTAATTGGTTAGATTCCCCTGCTACTACTTCTTCAGTTTCTTACAATATTTATGTTGCTTCATATCAAGGAAACGGAACAATTACAGTCAACGAAACAGGCCCAACTAGCATTACTCTTATGGAGATTGCAGCATGATTAATATTCACAATGCTATTTATGCAATTAATCCAGCTATTGTTACCATTCGAGGCGATGTAGCTTATGACGCTAATGAACAAGAAGTAGCTTACGATAAAGCTGCTGCAGAAGCAAAACTAGTAGAACTACAAGCTGCCGAAGCAAAAGCCGAACAAGCCGCTATTGCGGCTAAACAATCTGCCCTTAGTAAGCTAACTGCGCTTGGTTTAACTGCCGATGAAATTAAGGCCCTAGTCGGATAATGTTTGGAATAACCGCCTTTGCTCAATCTTCTTTTGCCGCATTAGGTGGGAATGCTTACGTCTTTTCTTTGGCTGAAAATTCAGGGCTGGCGGATGCAAATAGCGTAACAGCTGCCTTTTTAGAAAGCCTAACTGAAAACGTCGTGATGAACGACTACCCCTTACCAGCAGGAGCGTTTATTGGTGCGGTATATGAAAACTCTGGAATGGCTGACTCGGCCGCTATAACCGCTACGTTCCTACAAAGCCTTACCGAAAATTCAAACTTGGCAGACGCAGAAACTATAACCGCAGCTTTGTTACAAAGCATATCGGAAAACTCAAACCTAGCCGATTCCAGCGTTCAGTACTTTGCTGCCTTAGAGTCTCGTTCAGAGCCAATTAATAGCGTCCTAGATAGTCAAACAGTTACTGCAGCATATCTACAAAGCCTAGCCGAAAACAGTAATATAGCCGACATAAACAATATAACTGCTCAGTTTGTTGCAGCTGTTACTGAGGCGTTTACCAGTGGGGATACTGAAGCCATTGCCGCCCAGTTTGCAGCAGCCGTAACAGAAAATATCAACTTAGCTGACCAAGAAACAATCATTTCAGTATTTTTCTTCTCTATTTTGGAGAACTTTGGGGTTGCCGACGTATTAAATATAAATGCGCAATTCCTAGAATCCATCATAGAAAACGTTAATTTAGCAGATACCCCCACAATTACAGCTCAGTTTGCTGAGGCTATTACAGAAGCGTTTTACATGCTGGACTCGCAATTTGCTCGTGGATGGATTAAAATCAACGATAATCAGACGACAACTTGGTCCGCAATAAATACTGCTGGCGGTGGAGGCTGGAGTCAAATTGACGATACCCAAAATCCGGGCTGGACCCCAGTTAACGATAATCAAGGATAAACCATGGCATCACAATATACAACCAGTCTAAAAATCCAAGAAATTGGAAACGGCGAACAGTCGGGTGTTTGGGGAACTACTACCAATACTAACTGGATGCTGATTGAGCAGGCAGTAGCCGGTGTTCAGACTATAACCATGACAAATGCTAATTACACTTTATCAAATCTTAATGGTGTATCTGATGAAGCCCGTAATATGGTGCTTGTAGTTCAGGGTACAAACTCAGGTATATACCAAGTTATAGCCCCCCTAAATCAACCTAAGATGTACGTGATTTATAACAATACTACTGGCGGTTATGCTATTACTATTGGTGCTGTAACTGGTTCTGTTGTTACTATTCCTAACGGCGTTACTGCGCAAGTTTATACAGACGGTACAAACTTTTATTCTGCCCAAACAGGTTCTGCCGGTAACTTTACAGTAAATGGCACTTTAACTGCTTCTGGTTTAACCGATGCGGGGAATATGTCTATTGGTGGTACTTTAGGAGTTACCGGAGTTTCTACGTTTACGGGTGCTGCTGCACTTAATGGAGGCGGGACTTCTGTAACCCCAAACGTAGGTGATAACTCGACTAAGATTGCAACAACCGCTTTTGTCACCCAGAATGCAGTTATAACTGGTGCAATTCAAATGTGGCCCACTGCTAGCGCCCCTAGTGGATACTTATTGTGTAACGGTTCAGCAGTTTCTCGTACCACTTATTCAGCTTTATATGCCGTACTCGGTACGACTTTTGGTACTGGTGACGGGTCTACTACATTTAACTTACCAAACTATACCGATAGAATGCCTATTGGCGCTGGCACTATTGCTGCTTCGGTTGGTGCTACTGGTGGTTCTGCAACAACAACTTTAAGCACAGCTAACTTACCAAGTCACAACCACAGTGCTTCGGTAAGTGACCCTGGCCACGCACATACTTATGCTGCATGGGGTTATCAAGCGCAAGGTGGAGCAGGTGGTGGTAATCCAACCGCAGGGTACACAGGAACAACTAATGCTGCGAGCACTGGGATTTCAGTTTCTATTGGTAACACAGGTTCTGGAACAGCGGCAACTACCATTTCTCCATACCTCGGTATCAACTTTATTATCAAGACTTAAGGATAAATCATGGCCCAATTTACAATCAGCGGCGATACAAGTGGTACTTTGTCTTTAGCAGCGCCTGCTATAGCTGGAACAACGACTATTACATTCCCTGCAGTTTCTGGAAATGCTTTGGCTTCTACTGCAGTGTCAAGCTCAAGCACTAATACCGTAACAAATAAAATCGCTATTAATATTGGCGGAACAACGTATTACTTGCTAGCTTCTACATCGGGAACCTAATATGGCAACTACACTTAATGCTGGTACAACAACTGGCACCTCGTTACAAATAACTACAGACACTACTGGAGCAATGAATATCCAGACTAGTGGAACAAATGCTATATCTATTAGTTCAGCCCAAGTAGTAACCCTAGCAAATCCATTACCTGCGGGTTCAGGTGGTACTGGCATAAATTCATTAGGTACAGGTGTTGCAAGTGCTTTGGGGCAAAACGTTACAGGTAGTGGCTCTATTGTTTTAGCAGCAAGTCCAACTTTAACCGGTACTCCAGCAGCGCCTACAGCAACAGTAGGTACAAACACAACTCAATTAGCAACAACAGCTTTTGTACAAGCCGGCCTAAATACAGTAAATTCAGTTATTACCGGTACTATTAGTATGTGGCCAACAACTTCTGCGCCAACGGGATATTTACTATGTAATGGTTCGGCAGTTTCTCGTACTACTTATTCAGCACTATTTAGTGCTGTAGGAACTACATTTGGTGCTGGTGATGGAACAACTACATTTAATCTACCTAACTACCAAGACCGTATGCCAATCGGTTCAGGTACTATTGCCGCTTCTATTGGTGCAACAGGCGGTTCTAAAGACGCCGTTGTTGTAAGCCACAGCCATACTGCAACTGTTACAGACCCGGGACACTTTCATACTTTGAATGTTACAGACCAATTAGGTGGTGGAGGCGGTGGTGGTGATTCTAATAGCGGACCAGTCCACCCACAAACTAATTCAGCCGTAACAGGGATTACTGTATCTAATAGCACAACGGGTGTAAGTGGTACCGGCGCTAATATGCCTCCATACCTCGGTATCAACTTCATTATTAAAACGTAATGAACAAAATACTTAATGACCTTCTTACTGGTAAAGATAACAAGACCCATGATTTAGGTCGGTGGACTTGGATGGCTGGTTTTATTTCTATTATTTGTATCGCTATTTATGAAGTCATGCAGTCTAAGGCAATTAGCCTTACTGAACTTGCTTCTGCTTTAGGTATTGTATCTGGCGCTGGCGGTGCTTCTGTAATGATGAAATCTAACGCTGAACCGGAGGCGTAATGTGGACTTTACTTACAGGATTATTTTCTAGTTATGGAACTGCAATCAAAATTGCATTACTTGTTGCTTTTGTATGCGGCGTGTTTTTCGCTGGCTGGCATACTCGCGATAGGGATTTTACTGTTTACAAGCTTGAGCAACAAGCTATCGTTGAAAAACAACAAGCGGAAAACGAGTCAATCAAGAAACAACAGGAAATAGTTACTAAAGGGATTCAAGATGAATATGATGCGAAGCTTGCTCTTATTAGGCAGTATTATGCTAACGGGGTGCGCCAATCAGGTACCAGTTCAGTGCCCGGCATATCCGCAACCACCAAGCTCTCTGACGCAATCGCCACCTACAATGTACTTGCTGAACAATGCGCAATCACAACCCTCCAAGTAACTGAGTGGCAAAAATGGTATGAAGAAGTAAAGAAAGCTACTGAACAATGAGTCCGGAGCAACTACAAAAACTAGGTATAAATGAAGAATGGTTTAAACCCTTAACAGATACATTTATTAAGTACAACATATCAACAACACAGAGACAAGCATCTTTTATAGGACAGTGCCAACATGAGTCAAACAATTTCAGAACTTTGGAAGAGGACCTTCATTACTCTGCCGCTGGACTTATGCGTACATGGCCCTCAAGATTTCCTAGTACAGATGTGGCTGAACAATATGCAGAAAATCCAGAAAAAATTGCAAACAAAGTGTATGCAGGACGGATGGGAAATACAGAAGAAGGTGATGGCTGGAGATTTCACGGACGTGGCATTATTCAGTTAACTGGTAGAGATTTATATGCAGCATGTGGAGCGGCTTTGGGTTATGACTATGTTGCAAATCCAGAGCTTTTAATACAGCCAAAGCATGCAGCATTAGCAGCAGGGTGGTTTTGGAACAAAAAAGGGTTAAACGATTTAGCAGATAAGTTGGATTACCCTGAAATGACAAAAAGGATTAACGGTGGCCTATTGGGTTTAGCCGATAGAATTGCTAAAATTGATGCAGCCAAAGAGATACTGGATACTTACTAATGCCATTACAAAAACTACAATTTAGACCGGGGGTTAATAGAGAAGGTACAGATTATTCCAATGAAGGCGGTTGGTATGACTGTGAAAAAGTACGTTTTCGTTCTGGCTTTCCAGAGAAAATTGGTGGTTGGACTCAAGTATCTAATAATACTTTTAACGGCGTGTGCCGTTCATTATGGGTTTGGTTAGATGGTGATGCTGGCGCGGGTAATACATATATTGGACTAGGCACAAGTTCTAAATACTATATCTACTATAGTGGCCTATATAACGACATTACGCCAATTATTCAAACAGATACCCTAACAAACCCCTTTCTTACAAGTGCTGGGTCTTCGATTGTTACTGTAACTGATGTCAACTATAACCCCGCCGCTGGTGACTACGTAGTATTTTCCGGAGCTACGCCCGTAGCTGGAATAACCGTTTTAGGTGAATATAAAGTCGTAGGTGCTCCCACAAGTTCTACATATACTATAGATGTTGGGGTACAAGCATCAAGCTCAACTACTGGCGGCGGAACCGTAACAGTTCAATATGAATACCCAACAGGTCTTGACGTTTACTCTATTGGTACTGGCTGGGGCGCAGGTCCTTGGTCACAAACTATTACTAGTACATTACCTACAAATCCATTTTTAATTTCAGCTGGAAGTAACGTAGTTACAGTTACCCAACCAAACAATGGATATTTAACAACTGCTGGAGCATTTAATATAGGTCAACAATATAAAATTGTTTCTGTAGGCTCTACTGATTTTACGGCTATTGGGGCATCTGCCAATACTGTAGGAACCATATTTACTGCAACCGGTGCGGGTACTGGCTCAGGCACAGCTTCTATTGTTTGGGTGGCGTTTACTGGGGCAACAACACTAACAGATAACCCAAGCGTATTTAGTTATAGCCCCGGAACTTATAACATCTACGCACCAAAAGGTTCTAACCTAAGCACTCAGCCAGTAGATACATTAGGCGCTAACTACTTAAATGGCACATTTGAGATTACTTATGTAAACAGCAATACGTACACAATAACCGTGCAAAAGACTGTAAATGCTGCGTTATCTGGTGGCGGTACTAGTGTAACTGTTTATCCTGAATATGGCAGTCGTGGATGGGGTACAGCTTATTCTTCTGGTATCGGTCAGCAGCTACGCCTTTGGTCTAATGATAACTTTGGCGCTGACCTTGTTATTGCCCCTCGTGGTGGTAACATTTTCTATTGGCAAGACTCTACCGGTGTTGGTACTCGTGCCCAGTATTTAAAAAATTTAGCTAATAATACAACGCTTCTTACAGATGCAACTACATTTAGTTCAGGTACTAATGCAATTACAGTCACCTCAGCAAACGCACCTTATGTATACCCATATTCTTATATTACAGGCTCAGGTATACCCGCAGGAACTTATGTA